TTGTTTTACTAAAGAATCAGCTAATTCATCTGCACTCATACCTAAAGCTTTAGCATAAGCTTCTTGCTGAATAGGCATCATCTTTTGGAATTTTTGTAGTCCATTAGGACCTAAATTCTTCATCATTTCTTCAGCAGCTGCGGCTGAATCACCTTGTAAAGCTAAGTATCTTGCTTTTTCAAGATTTAAATCTTGTCCAGTTAATAATTCTGCTTCTAATTCTGCTGAGATTGAGTCTTCAAAATTTAATAAACCTTGAGATATTTTTTTGGTTTGTTCTAAAGTCATACCAAGCCTTTGAGCTTGAGTAACTGCTTTAGATAATAACTCAGGATTATTTTTATATTGAGCCGCTAATTGTCCTGATGTTTTTAATACTTCTTGGGTAATTTTCTTTTGACTTAAAGCACCTTTATTAGTTTTACCTATAGAGTTATATACATCTTCAGCTGATTTACCTGTTAGTTGTTCGTATTCTGCTATTTTAGCGGCTTCTCCAGCTGTTAAACCCGCTACTTCTTTTAATTTGGTTTGAGTTAATAATTGTTTTTGACTAAATTCAACAGAGGTTCCAAAAGCATCATTTAAATCTTTAAAAGAAGATAAATTATCTTTAGTGTTTGCTAAATTATCTCCAGAACTAGCAGCCATTGCTTCCATATGGTGAACCATATGGGCTGCTGTATCACTACTAACACCTAAGGTTTTAGATATATCCGCAGTTTCTTTACTAAAATGAGTACCTATTTCATACATTGTATGAAAAGCTTTTGCTGTAAGAGCTACTTGAACTAAAGGATCTGATAAACTTTCTTTAATACCTTTTCCTATACTAGTTAATCCTGCTCCTATAACTTTAAAACTGCTGCCTGATTTGGCTGCTTCTCGTAAATCTTTGTTTATATGTTCAAAAGCTTCAGACTCAATACCAATATGCTCTAAACTTTTAGTTATACCTTTAAATAATCCTCCAGTAACACCTAAAGTTTTTTGTATTTTTTCTTCGTTTTCTACTTCTTTTTCACTTAAAGAAACAATTTGTTTTAAATATGAATTTTTTAAATTTAAAGCAGAATTTATTTCTGAAGAATAGTTTTTTAATTTTTCATATTCTTCTGTTTCTTTTTTAGTAGCGTTACCTGATTTTAGTTTAGTTTCAAGTTCAGCCTTTTGGATTTTAGCTAAATCCCTAGCATTTTTTAATTGGTTGTATTCTTCTTGAGTTTGTTTAGATAAAGATTTAAGTTGTTTAACTGTTAATATCTCTTCATCTTTTTTATGATTACTTAATTTTTGAGCTATACCCTCTAGTTTACTGTAGGATTTATTTACTAAATTAATAGCGTTTTCTTGTCCTTTTAAATCAGCTAAAGTATTTTTAAGAGTTGATGATATGTTACCAAAAGTATCTTTTAAATCTTCAACTTCTTTTTTCATACGGGTGAGCACCTTTCTAGCTCCTTCCATACCTCCACCCGCAGCTTCAATTGCCGCGTTTAGATTTTTAAAAGATTCTCCCCCTAAAGATGTTATTTCTCTACGAAGTTCTTGGATTTGTTTTTTTAAATCTTGGATGTTATCAGCCATTCTAAAAAATTAGTTTATTATAAATATGAAAAGGCATCACTTTTTAGATGCCTTTGTAACATATGAAGGTACGTTTACTTTTGGTGAGTTAACAGCACCTGCTGATTTCATTGCTTTAATAGATTCTTCAACAGTATTTGTTTGAGAAGTACTATTTTTCTTTTCGTAATGTTCAAGAATTTTTTTATATGTAAATTGTCGTAACCAAACCGGCATATTATATACTGTGTTATAATCATAACCGCCTTGTCCGTAAAACAATATTTCGTGGATTTGGGTAAATAAACTACCCCTATAATCAGGCGTCAGGCCAAAAAAAGTTAACACCTATAGGTACAGTGATGTCCTCCTCAACACCACTATCAAAAGTATAAGTATACTTTAAATTAATGCCTGGGCTGATTGAGTTAAAGTGTTCTCTAAATGCTCTTGAATCTTTAGCTAGAAAACCATATTCAATAAATTCTCTAATAGTTTTAGGATTATAATCACCATTTACAGACAAAATAGTATGACGTAATCTTGTTGTTACTTCAGAATTACCTTTAGGATCAATTTTCTTTAAACCTTGGTTTTCTTTTTCAATCGCTTGCTCATCACCATGAGTTAATAATTTAAAAGTAATTACATTACCTGTATTAGGAAGTTTAAAAGAAAATTCATTTTTTCCTTTTTCTGTTAATGATTTTTCATTAAGTAATTTTTCTCCTAATAATGTTAAATCAACAGTAATAATTTCTTCATTATCGCTGTATTCTGGATAGTAAGTAAATGAATAGTCTTTACCGTAACCTAAAATACGAGCAGCTAACATAATAGCGTCTTTATCACCGATTAAAAGATCACTATAATCAAATTTAGTAATAAGCATAGATTGTAATAGCTTATCAATTACAATACCTTGTTTAATATAGTTTTGATTAGTTAAAATGTCTTCTTCTCTAGCAGTCATATATTTCATTTCAACTTTTCCAGATGCTAAAGGATGACCTTCGGGATACAGTAAGCCTTTTGAAGGCAATTCCACCATTTCTGTGGGGAATTTGAACTTATTTTCTTCCATAAATATTTTTTATAACTTTATTGTCCTATATAAATATATAAAAAAAAAAGAAGCTCGCAAAAAATGCGAGCTCTTTTATGATTTTTTTACTAATTAGAAATTCAATACACAATAATCAGGTTGAACAGTCATAGTGATATTTACTGCTGTATTTTCTGTATCCCAGTTATAATCACCAAAGTTTGCTTCAGTAATTAAAGCACCTTTAATAACCCACTCAGATACAATATCACCTACAGGACCTAATACATCAAAAGTTAAATCTTTCTTGTAAAAATCACTGTAACCATCACGACCAGTTACTGATTCGTGATGTAAACGTACCCATTCCATTACTGCTTCAGCGCCTGAAGGAGTAATAGGATCAAATAAGGTAAATTGAATAGGACCCCAAGTGGTTTTTCCTTTAACAAATCGTTGGATATTGATATGGTTCAAAGGAACAGTACCTTGGCTTACTGTTATAGCACCTACACCTTTAATTTCATAAGCAGGAATACCATCAATATACATAATAAAGCGGTTTGCCTGTTTTGGTTCAAAGGCGGTGAAAAATATTTCGTTTGGATTTAATACTGCCATTTTATTTATTTTGTTTTGTTATAAATATTCAATTTTTTAAAATTATGCTGGGAAAGTAACTCCGGTAGGTAAGATATTAAAATCCAAGTAAATGAATTCAGCAGTCTTAGTAGGTTGAATATAAATTTGACCTATTAATTGATTTCTGTCGATTACATCAGCTGTATTATTTGTATCATCCATTACCACTTTAAAAGCATATAATCCTTGACGTTGTTGTACTGATTCTAAGTATGGATTAACTTGGCTTAAGAAACTATTTCTAGTAGCTATTGTATTTTGTTCAAATACTAAATTTAAAGCAACTTGAGAAATATAAGACTTAAGTTCAATTAACAATCTACGAACATTTACACGATCTAAAGCAGAAGCTTTAGTTTGTAATGTTTTTTGTCCATAAACTACTACTCCTGTTCCAGGGAAAGAAGCAATTGGATTAACTTTACCATTATATAAAATATCTCTGTTTGCTTGAGATAATTTTTGTTCAGGACGAATTACTTGACTTAATCCACCTCTATTAATACCAGCAGGAGCAAACCAAGGTTCAGCAGCATTATCGTTAAAAGCATAAACACCTCCAATTACTGTTGAAGCAGGAACCCAAACGTTTTTACCTAAATCAGGATCTTGAACTTGAACCCAAGGCCAGTAAGAAGCAGCATACGAAGTATTACGAGTAGCAGCTTGAGCAACTACAGCAGCAGCTGTTGCTGTACCATAAGCTACAGGATCAAGAACATAAATATTATCTCCTCTGTTTTGGGTATTTGAAATGATTGAAGTACAAACTCCAGTATGTAATGAATCAATCAAACCAGGAGTTAACACTACTTTAAACTTATAATCATCAGTATTAGCTAACAAATTAACCATGTTAGCATAACTACCACTGCTTACACCTTGAGTGTTTGTAGCAGTGATTGTTTGATACATGTTAGCCGCACCAAAAGTTCCAATAGCACCACCGAATGATCCACTAGCAACTAAAGGAATTGAAGATGTAAATTGGTTTTTAGGAGTACCATTATTATCAAAATAATCAGGAGTTAATAAATTAACAGATTTAACTCGTACATAAGAAGAAGCATTAGGATAAGATCCAGATACTTCAACTTGGTTAGTAGTTGAATTATAATTTAAAGTATAATCACCAAGTATTTTAGAAATAAAATTAGGAGCTTTAGGATCTAATGATAAGTTAGTCCAAGTTTCTAATACTGTTTTAGCGTTAGTTAAATCATCTCCTCTTCTAATTAATAAATCAAAAGTACCTGAACTTGTACTAGAATTAACTACTTCCCATCTAATATTATCAGATGAACCGCTTGCTAATTGACCATTAGAACCTTCAGTAGAAGTACTATTCATAATAGTACCTTTAGAAATTGTTTCTAATACAATTGAAGGTTGAGTTGCTGCTAAATTTGAAGCTGAGATTGCTGAGCTTGATGCAAATGAGTAAGAACCTGTAACTACACGAGCTACTAATAAACTAGTTCCACCGTTAGCGAAATAGTTGTAAGCAGCTATTGAAGTAAAATATGTGTAAGCATCGCTTCCACTTACAAAAGTAGTTCCGAATTTGTTTTGATACTCGCTGTAAGAGGTAACCAATGTTGGAATTTCAACAGGACCTTTTACAGTTGGGCCTATAATTGCGGCTCCTACAGTTGCGGGTTGTGCTGTGATAAATGATTGGTCATTTTCTCTAGCAAGTACACCGGGTGATATTAATGTTTCTGCCATTTTTATGTTTTATTTAGAATTGTCTTATTATAAATATGTTAAAAGTTTTAAAAAATCAAGTTAATTTATAACAATTAAGTAAAAAACATTTATATACAAATAAATATTATTGTAAATAAACTACAATAAAATTAACATCATCATTTGTAGAAGCACCTATATCTTTAATAAGAAATGCACCTGAGCCAGGGGTTGCTTCTTGTACCATTAAAGCATTATTACCTGGTGATGTTGAACCTGATGCTTTAGTTGCTGTGACCCAATATTGTGTTTGGAAGGTTTTGCCACTTAAAATTGTAGGGTTGATAAGTGAAGAAACACCAGATGCCATTGTGATGGAACCAGCTAATAGACCTAATCCTCCAGGTAAAAAATTACCTCCTCCACCTTTTGGACTATAAACAGGAACACCTGTATTAATATATTGAGCTCCAGATGAAGTACCAGCTAATGAACCTGTAAAAGATCCAGTATAAGAAGAGGCAGTCACACTACCTGTAATTTTCATACTGCCTGTTAATACAAATGAACCTGATAATGTAACATCATATTGTACTAGGCCAGTGAATGCGTCTACTGATTGTGTAACGTGCCCTACTTGAATTGTAGCGCCTGTTGTTATGCCGGTTTTAGATAATACAGCCATTTGTTATAAATATTTACAAGAAATAAAAAAAGCACCCCATAAAGAGGTGCTTTAAAAATAATTTAAAATTTAAATTACATTGTAAAGGGAATAAATACTCCGTTTTCAATATCAATTTGACCTTCACCATATTTAGATTGAATTTCTACGGCAAAAGCATTTTGTTCTTCATTTGAAGAAGCAACGTCTTGTTTAATTTTGTCGCGAGTTAAATCTAAATTGATTTTTTGAATATCAATTTGACCTAAAATGTTAATAAGTTCTTGATTTTTTTGTTGAAATTCTTTTACTTTAGAAATTTCTTCGATTGTAAGTGTAACTTGATTTTCCATGTTTTTATTTTTATAACGTTATATTTTTATTTAAATTACTATATATTATAAATATATTAATTAATTATTAAAATTCCAAATTAGCATGAGAAAGTATCTAAAATTTGACCATTAGTATCTACTTGAACAGCAATATCAAATCCAGCATTTATTTTCCACCAACTAAAAAAACCATTAAAAGGAATAGTTCCTGCTGAGTCAAAATAAATAAAATCATTAGTAGCAGCTGTTCC